TACTAATTGCGTTATATACAGAACCGCAAACAGCATCAGCCAAGTCTTTTGATCCTTTTCGTGGGTGATCAACCCTGTCTCTCATAATTTTTAATTGAAGCAATTCGTCTATAAGCAATTTAATTGCAGGTCCGCTTAATCTATCTTCTGCAACGACCATGGCCATGTCATCGTAATGTTTCTTTGCAACTGACAATGTTTCTGTATTGATACCATATTGTTTTAATTGTTGCATCATGTCGTGAGAGTTCCAACGGTCAAATGTACAAACACGAATCTTAAATCCTTTTGTTCTAAGAGATAATATATAATCTTTAACTTCTGTAAAGTCTACGGATTTATCTGGAGTAGGTGTCCAATATCTAACTGCATCAACTTCTACAATTGGAGCAGGCTGTGAATAGGTGTCTGTTACTTTTACGTTTACCCATTTTTGTACGTGTGCCATTGAGACCGCACAATGGTCATGCTTCTGTGCAAGGTCTACGTGCAAAAAGTATTCCTTGTCTGGATCTGGTGCAAACCAAGTTTCAAATCTTCCAAACTCATCTACTGCTAGAGCCATGTTGCTAAATGCTTTTTCAATTTTTTCACGAGACTTAAAGAATGCATCAATTGCTTCTGATGGCATGCAGGCAAATCTTCCTAATGCATCTGGAGTATTTTTATAAAAGGCAACCTTAAAATCGTCTATGCTTCTTGTAGGATTAATTTCCCATGTAGGTCTACGTAGAGCATACATCCTAGGATATTTATAGGACAAGATATGATCTTCTTCCCACTCAATATCAAACTCATTACCTTCCGTGCCATCTGGCAGGGTATCGTCTAGTTTAAAATGATGTGTTCTAGTTATTGTTTCTTTTTCAGCAACAACATCATCGTACCTTTGCTGAATGTAATCGTTTTTATATCTAGGGAATGAAAGAAGAATTACCTTTCCGTAATCTGGAAAACGTGAATCTACTGAGGCACGGTACATTTCATAGATAAGACTTCCAGTCTTTGCCTGCTCATGCCCAGTCGTATTCTCTACGCTAAAACCAGAAATTTCGTCTAGAATAACAACAATAACGTTGTATCCTTCCCAAGCCTCACGCTCAGAGTGCCCTGAATGAACAGTAATATTTTTATTAAATTTAATTTCAGAAGCTTTTTCTGTATACTTTCCAACAAACCAAGGGGATTTATCTATGCGTGTTCTAAAGCCTTTAAAGAATACGTTGTTTGCCTGCTGTGCATTGATAGCAATATTAATAATATCAATAGAGTCTCCAGGTGGTTTGCCATAATATGATGCGGGATCTTTAAGGCATAATAGTAAATATACTATATAGGCAACAGATATGGTTGAGCAGTAGTCTTTTCCAGAACCCTTACCTAGTTGAGCAACAACCTCATTGGCTGTTTGCTTAAACATTCTAACGCCTTCTTCTTCACCAAACAGTTTAACAAGGGTAGACTCTTTATAAATCTGAGAACTCTTTTCAATAAGAGTGTATTGATATTCAGATAGTGGCGGCAGACCCAAATAGTCTGGGCTCTGTACAAATGTTCTTAGATCTACTGGGCGTTCATCAAACTCTTCGCCGTCCAGCATATCAATTAAATCATTAAAATTAAGATCCATTAAATTGACCACCATCCCTGAGCAGTAGCTTTTCCACTAGATATCCAATCCTTGTGTAATCTTGCTACTTCTCTCCAATCAATTCTGTGTGTAGGCAGGCCACATTTTGGACACAGGTCTGTATCCATTTCTTTGTAGACATGCTCACAGTACATTAGCCTCTTCTTCGTTTAGTATTACTGGTTCAACAATTCCAGTAATTTGCGATAAGCGCTTTGCAACATCCATTTTACATTTAGGACATGCGGCTGTTACTTCTTTTAAAATTTTAACAAGAATATCCTGCTTGCGTTCTGTTTCTGCAATTTGATTTGCTAACTCGGCATTATCTAGCAAGCCTACCTCTTGAAGCATTCCAATTCTTTTACCTTCAATATCAGCAATTAGCTTTAAGGCTGTAGCTTTAACATTTAGTTGTCCCGCCTGATCTGCATCTTCTACCGTCTTCCACGCTTCTTTAATAAGCATGGCATAGTGTTGGTCTGCTCCTGAGATGGCTTCCTTAGCCCTTTCACGGGCCGCTGTGTCGTTGTGTACAACACTCTTCCACTCATCTATCAACTCGACTACTTCGGCTCTCTTAAAGCCTGTGACGGTGGCAATTTGGGTGGGGTTGTTTCCCTTAAGCAGTTCTGAGACCACCATGTTCATACGATCAAAGTGATCAGCTAATTCAATTTCGGACATATATTAGAGTATACTCTTAGTCGACTAAAAAATCAACTGGATTTAGCTATTTTATATAGAATTAGATACCCAATGAGGTCATCAATGTCATTATCTCCAGCAAATCCTTGGTTATTCTTTACTCTATTTAGTTTATCATCTATGCGAACTTTTAATTGTTCTGTTGCATCCGTCGTAGAAAATATTCTAATTGGGTTCAAGGCTGAGTCTCCATACGATATATTCTTATCAATGAGCATATGGGCAATCTCATGGCATGCCTCCCAAATTTTATTGCCAGATGGGGCACCTACAGAGTGCAAATATAAATCACTACAATTAAACTCTGACACATCTTCAAATACTGGTTTTAACATAATACGTCCATTTCTTTATATAGTTGCTTAAGTCCACGTAGTGTACCTATGTCCATATATCTGCCGCCTGGTCGAACAGATTGAATATTTGTTCCTTCGTCTATCCACTCCTGGATTTGTTTTCCTGGGTGATCTAAACTTGGATCTATGTATCTTATCATATTTTTTCGGAATAGCATAGTGCCCCACATATCTTTATAGTCGCAATCCGAAACTTTATCTTTTGAGGCCTTTACTCTTCCGTCACTAGAAACAAGTACTTGCCCTACCCTGCCTTTTAACTCTCCTAAGCACTCCCATATACCTAGTACTAGGTCTGCGTTAGTTTCTTTCATCATTTCTTTATATATATTTGACGGAGCATTTAAAATATATGTGTCTGGCATTCCTACCAGCACAGTATCATTGTATTCCCCTATCATAAATTTAATTGCATCAGACATTGTAGATGGTTCCTTTACAATTAGTTTAATATTCATATCCATATTTTGAATAATTGGAATCCATTCTGGTCTAGTAGACACACGAACCTCATCGCAGACTTCTAGCATTTGCTCTACATGCCATTGAAGCAACGATCTTTCATCTGATATTGGAAGACAGAATTTAGGAATGCCTCCAATTCTAGATGCTTTACCTGAAGCAGGCAATACTCCTATCGTAGCCATTCGTGATCTCTCCTTCTAGATAAAGACCAAGGATTTGATATTTCAAAATTATTAGTCTGCTTGTATTTGTAATACTGCTCATTCTTTACAAAGGTCTGATGGTTTATGTTCTTTAATTTATCGTCACTATTAATTGTTTGGCTTCCTACTTCAGGAGCTGTGTTAATAGCTGTTGAAACTATAGTATTTTCTGGACAAAATCTTGCAACCCTTTCATGGAAATCATTGTCTTCAAAGTAGATTGGGTAGTAGTATTCGTCAAACAGTCCTATCTTTTCTATTACGTTTTCTCCTACAGAAAAACATCCGTATGCATCATCTGTAAGAATTAACTTATCTGAGCCACTTAATTTATCTATCTCTTCCAATGCGCTATTTCCCCATCTAGTATCAGCAGAAGCAAACAGCCAGTACTTAGAATGAGGGTAACATTTTATGCCTAAGTTCCATGAAGCAGATAAGCCTAAATTAGCTGGCATATTTAAAACTTTAATATTTTCTTTTTCTGTTTTAAACTCTCCGCCATTGTCTATAATTAAAATATTGTCTATCGGATAATTAATAGAATCAAGCATGGACTCTAGTAGATCGTATCTATTTAATATTGGGACTATAAGGACTGGTATACTCATCTTTTTTTAATTAACTGAAACTTTTCTAAATATCTCTGTATAGTCATAGCAGAGACCTTACACTCATCGGCAATTTCTGTTACCGTTTTCTTTTGAACTATATATCTTCTGTATAGCCAGGTCTGGCTTTGATATAACTTCATCGTTCCGTCAACACCTTATTAGCATAATGAGCAATGCCGAATGCATCTGCTACGTCAAAATCTGTTATGGACAGTCCATACTTTTTGTTAAAGTAATCTACTGTTCTTTGCTTTCTCATATTACGCAATTGAGTCTTATACCAAGAGTCTGCGTATCCTGGATTCTTTACTCTGATAGCCGCCTTCTCGTCTTTCGTTGGGTTCTTATTTCCGATATATGCCTGCCAAGAACTAGGGGATATAGTAATAACGGAAGCGCCAGTAGACATAAGCTCAGCAATAACCACACCGTAGACATAAGATAATTTTATCACAGCATCAGGTGATCTGACAAGTATGGCGCCTTCGACAGCAATATAATCACTCTTTAATTCATCTAACATAGAACTGGTTTTAATTTTAGCATCGTGAATCTTTTCATAAATATCTTGGCCAACAAAATTTATCTTTCCCCACTTTAATGGCTTATCATTTTCCATTAAGCAAAAAGCTATTGAGTTTGTTGATGCATCTATTCCTAAAACTCTGCTTGCTTTAGTTTTTACCAGATCAGCTAATGTCATTTATCATACCTTTTATCTTAGACTTTTTAGTAATGTCTATTTTCTTCTGGCAAGATGCACATAGGGTAGTGTCGTTATATCTACTTAATTGTGCACCACATTTTTTACATCCACGAGCAGCGCCATTTCTAATAGCTTTCTTCTCGTAATACTTTTCCATAATCCTTCTATTGGTTGCAATGCGGCAACATTCGTCAGAACAATACTTTTGATTATGAGTTTTAGGAGTAAACTCTTT